AACACCAACACCAACACCAACACCAACACCAACACCAACACCAACACCAACACCAACACCAACACCAACACCAACACCAACAGAAACACCAACTCCCACACTAACAGAAACACCAACTCCCACACTAACAGAAACACCAACTCCCACACTAACAGAAACACCAACACCCACACTAACAGAAACACCAACACCCACACTAACAGAAACACCTGAACCAACCTCAACAGAAACACCTACGCCAACACCAACAGAGACACCAACACCAACACCAAACCTTGTAACATATGGTCCCGAAGTTAGTTTCACAAGACCTAACAACGGATCGGGTACAGATGTTATAATACCAGGAGTATTGGAGATTTCCAGAAACTATGGCGGCGGCATCTATAACAGCGCTATTGAAAGCTCATACGGCTCTAGTCGTTCTCCATCAAATACAGAATGGAATAGAGATGGATGGAGTAATATTTGTAATTATTATCAGCGAACATATGGATATATGTATATCATTGTTAACCCTAATGACTATATGCCCGATATTGTGCGTTATGAATTAATAATGAGGCACATCCCCACAAATAGATACTGGTTAATTAAATTTACATCATGGCAAGCGCACGGCGGCGGAGGTTTTGCCTATACCAGAAAAGAATTATTATATTGTAACGAACCCACACCAACACCAACAGAGACACCAACACCAACAGAGACACCAACACCAACACCAACAGAGACACCAACACCAACACCAACAGAGACACCAACACCAACAGAGACACCAACACCAACAGAGACACCAACACCAACAGAGACACCAACACCAACACCAACACCAACACCAACACCATAAAGTATTAGTATAATTTTGATCACCACAATAATCCCAGTTTTTTCTTTGGACTTAGATAGAAAAAGAAATTTAGAGTTTGTTTGTGATAGGTTACATGAGCAACTTGGTAGTGATAATAAAACGATAATGGCAGTACAAGATGAAAAACTAGACTATTATTACAATAAGTTTCCTAATGTTGTACTATGCTATGATAAACGCTATAAAAAATTTAACAAAAGTTTTGTTTTTAATTCAATATTAAATACTAAAATTGAAAGTGATTTTGTTCTTCTTTTAGACGCAGATATTTATCTTCCTTTCAAAGATATAAAAAAACAACTAGAGATAAAAGATAAAGTAATAAAGCCTTTTAAAGAATGTGTTTATTTGGACAAAGACACCACCAATGAATTCATTTATCAGAAAAAGTCAAGACTAAGATCTGATTTTAAAAGTTTGTCAGCTATAGGCGGCGGGGCTGTGATAATAAACACAAGCATACTTGAAGATAAAAGCATTAGGTTTGATGAAAATTTTGAAGGTTGGGGATGGGAAGATATTGATTTTGGAGACAACCTTAGATCTAAGTTCAAGATAAAAACTCTTGATCATACTGCTATTCATCTTTATCACGAGCCTTTAGACAATAAACAAAATTTAAAGAATTTTTCACATTATCAAATAAAGAAAAAACCTCAAAACAAATTAGTTCATGTCTTTACATACTTTTGTACAGATGATAGTTCTTTTTATTTAGCTCAAAAAGAAGCTGTAGAATCTTTTGTTGATTCTAAATCTTCTGATGTTTTACTTGTTAATGCATATTTAGATTTTTGCTTTGATGATGATAATATAAAGCATTTAAAAGCAAAAAAAGTTGGTAACAATGAGATTTTGTTATTCTTTGACGACTTGATTAAAATGATTGTTCCTTACGCAAATGACGATGGATGGATATTTTATTCCAATTCTTGTTTTAAACTAGATTCTTCCTTATATTCCTTTATTATTCAAAACAAAGATTTTGATTATATAGAGTTTAAAAAAGGAGACATAAAAGCTTTTGCTTTTAAAAAAGAGTTAGCTTATTCCAACTTTTCTGGTTTATTTGTAGGCCCAAAACTACCAAACGAACCAATTTGCAATTTTTTATCTCAATTGTGTAAAAAAAAGTTAGAATTTAAAGTCTAATATTATCATGCTCACGATTATAATACCAACTTATAAGTTGTCAAAATTTAGAAGAATAAATTTAGAGTTTTTGTATCATCGTTTAGAAGAACAAATTCCAAATTGCAGAGTTGTAATAGCCAATCAGTACAGCCACGAAGATGAAGACTACTACAAAAAGTTTGATGAAGTTATTTATTTAAAAAATGATTCACAAAAGTTCAACAAAAAATTCTTAATAAATCAAACTCTAGGCAGCATAAAAGAAGACAAGAATGAATTTTTAATGTTCTTGGATTGTGACATATATTTTAGGTTTAAAAATTTAGAAAGTCATTTAAATAATTTATTACAAGAAGAAAAAATTGTTAAACCATTTAAAGAGTGTATCTACCTAACAAAAAAGCTTACTTCTGACTTTATGAAGAAAAGAAAAATCGCTCTCCCAGAGAGCTTAAAAAAGGTTGTTTCTTTTTGGAGAGAAGCCTTAATTGTTAGAAAAAGTTTAATGAAAGAACAAAAGTTTTTTGACGAAAAAATAAGCCTTGGTTGGAACTGTTTACCTGTTTATAAAAATACTGGAATTAAGGTTGTTGATGATTTCTCTGTCCACCTTTATCACCAATCAGATTGTTTTAACGAGTCCAAATCTAAAATTGTACACGTTTTTAATATTGCATGTTTAACTTCCTCACATAGATTGCATAAAGCCCAAACTAAATCCATAGAGTCTTTTCAGACAGCAAGAAAAAAACTAGATGTTACCTTTATTAATGTTTCTCAAAAAGACTGTCTTAAAAAAAACAACATAAAAAACATAGCAGTAAGTAGGACCGCACTGGATTTGGGTCATAATAAAGACTTTCCATTTTTAAATGACGTAGTTAATAGTGCCATTCCATTTGTCAAAGAAGATGACTGGGTACTCTACACCAACTCAGACTGTAGTGCTAGTAAAACACTGTATCAGACGATATTAAAATGTAATGCTGATTACATAGAACTTAAAAGACAAGACGTAGATGAAAGAGGAACACACATAAGAACTATAGAAAGGGGAACAGATGGTTTTGCTATAAAAAAAGGCTTATTAAAAAAAATACCAATCCCGGATCTTCTTATAGGTGCCCCTTATTGGGATGATGTAATCTCTAAACTGTATTCATCTTTTGAATCAACAATAGTTAGCAACGAACTTATTCATGTCGAGCACGAAACTACATATGATTTAAATAAACTAGATATCGCAGGACAAACAAACTATAATCAATTCTTAAAAATAAACTGTACTGCAAAAAAAGAGCTTGTAGAAAGTCCAAAACCTTTGAAAGTTTCTGATTATATTGATTTTAATAATTTGTTTCATTTCAAAAATAAACTAGAGTGCATATGCCTGCTTGTATGTGATAGAGAGCTATCAGATAAATATTTTTATAACTTTATAAATCAAATAGTAAAAAAAACTCCTAAAGAACACACAAAAGATATAAGCTTTAAAATATTTATAAATAAGAGTTCAAGCTTAATTCCTAAAGAGGCCGTAGCTAGTTTGAAACAAGTATTTGAATTTGTTGATGTAATTAACCTAAACTTAGAAAAACATGAAGATCTCTACCTAAAAAGGGATTTACCAACAAAAGAACCACTCCCAGAACTTGGATATCTTAGCGGTCCTAACAAAATGTTTTATGATGCGATAAAGGTTTGTAGCGAGTACAATACAACTTTGCTTTTAGAAACAGATTGTCTTCTGGGCAAAAATTGGCTCCATAGAATAAATGACTATATAAGAACTTCAAATGGTTTTTGGATTAGTGGAAGCATGTATGATGGCAATGCAAACTTTGAAAAGTATATGAAAAGCCATATAAATGGCGGAACATGCTTGTGTGCAACAGGTGATTCTAACTTTCAAAAATTTTTAGATTTATTTTATGATTGGTTTAAAATAACAGTAAAAACAGATAATTATTTAGCTTATGATTATGGGATTAAGAAGTTTATCATGAGCAACACAGAAGTTTATCAAAATATAGAAAAAGAGAGAAAAATTTGGCAATTTATTGATAGGATGTACGCAAGAAATAATCTAATATTTAACCTTTCAGTTCATGTTGATAAATTAGAAGACATTAAAAGATTTAATGAATTATTTAATTTTGCTATTCTACACACGAAAGCTTCTTGTGATTTTTGACTATTTTAAACTATAGATAAAATTATGAACATTGTTTATACGTACTATGAAGACGTGCCGGAAATTACCAATTGCCCTTCTAGAAATAGCTCCCAACAAGATCTAATAGAGATTTGTTCTAAATCTTGGGCAAACCATGGATGGAATCTTTTAGTTTTGAGTGAAAAAGATGCTGCGACTCACCCTTTATATGAAAGTTATAAAAAAGTAGTTTTGTCTTTTCCTAGTGCGAACCCTTTTCCATATGACTATCATTGTTATATGAGATGGCTAGCTATGGCTAATGTTGGTGGTGGAATAATGATAGATTATGATGTAGTTAATCTAGGAGTAAAAAACTTAGACTTCTTTGATTTTTCTCGGTTAACTCTTTATCAAGGACATGTTCCTTGTGTTGTTTCTGGAAATAGTGAACACTACTTAAATTTGGTAAAAGAGTTCATAAAAATTAAAGATAAAATAAAAGACTACATTTGTTTGATTAATGATAAACCTCACACATCGGACATGTTATTTTTGGCTAGTGGAGATATAAAATTCAATAAACTGAATAAAGTTGAAAACTATCCAAAAAGAAGTGCATTAGTTCATTGCTGCCAATACGTTTGTAACGACAAAAATAAGTTTGAAATAATGAAAGAATTATTGCAAGATGCTTAATAACGATATAGAAGATCTAAACAAAGCTCATAATTTTCTCGCCTACAAAGGCACATCAGATAGTAATGTACTATTCTTAGGCAGTTGTAGAATGACGCCTATAATGTACTATTTAAATACTTTGTGTCCGCAATACAATTTGTATTGCATATACTGTCCTTTTTGGGGCAATCAATTTGAACAAAATAATGGTTTTCCTAAAGAAAAAATAGACTTGATTTTGCCTAAAGCTGAATTGTTTATAACAGAAACAATACGTAATTATAAGATATTAAACACTGATCGGTGTTCTTCTGAAAACTTTTTTTCATCATTTGACGCTAGCCATTTGAAAGAAATAAGGTTAAGTAACTTAGAGTTAAGAATGTATTTTTATGATTTAATAAATACTTATAAACATAAAATTGAAGATGTAGATAGTGTTTTTTTAGAATCTAAAAAAAGATTAGATGAATCTCTTGCTAAATATGGTTTTCCCGAAATCACCAGTTTTATAAATAACAATTTTACTAAAACTAAGCTGTTTTCAACTCATAACCATCCATGTAGAATACTTAGCTTGGCTATGTTTAAAAATATAGCAAACAGATTAAATTTAAAAGTAACATTTGATTTTTTAAAAAACGTTTCTCTTAAAAACTTCCTTGAACAAAATTCAAGTCCTATTACAAAGAGTGATATTAAAAAATATAAATTTGAATTTTATACTCAATTATTTGATGAAGATATTCTGAACAATCCTTCTTTTTACTACTCTCCTAGTGAAGAAGAAAACACCAAACTGGACCAATTTATTGAACAAATATTATGAGCAATAATATTAACATCGAAGAATTTTATAAACTAAATGATATTGACAATAGATTCGATGAGGATTTTTATCAAACCATCTTCCCAGACACAAAAGATTTCTATCAACCATACTGTAGAGAAAATGGTATAAGTGAAAAACAAAGGTTATATTATCATTATATAAACTACAATCCGCACTATACAAAAGAAGATTATTATTTCAAAGATCGTAAAAATAAAATTTATATAAAAGTAGAAAACGGTCTAGCTAATAGACTTAGAACTTTAGATTCTTTTTACAATTTTGCCATCTTTCATGATAGAGATTTACATGTCTGCTGGGATAAAGGTCCGGGCTGGGGAGAAGAGCATTTTTTAGATTTATTTGATCAAGTAGAAAAAATAAATTTTATATCATTAGAAGAGTATGACAATTTTAGTAAAAGTCATATTAACTTAGATAAATTAGTTACTAAGAACCCTAACAATCCTGAATCCTATATTTTTGGTGTCGCTAATGCCCAACTTATTGAAATCATAAACAAAGAAGATTTTTGTTACTGTGGGGATTTTGCTCTTGAGTTTTATTTGCCAAGCATAAAAACGAATTCTGTTTTTTTTGATAAACTATTCCCTACCAAAAGAATTGCAGAAAAAATTAAATCTATAACAAGTATTTTTAATGAAAATACAATAGGGGTGCACATCAGAAGAGGGGATGCATGGACAAGTCCTTGGAGAAGCTTTTTTGAAAGATCAAATGATGAAGCTTTTATCAAGGAAATGAATAAAAGAATTCAAGACAACCCAAATACAAATTTTTATTTGTCTACAGATTGCGAAGAGACGCATAAAAAGTTTGTCAATACGTTTAATAACAAAGTAATCTGGTGTGAAAAGGAATTCGTTAATAGTAATGATTATATGAAGCCCAAGTACGGGCAAGAGGCCGCAGTAATAGATTCTTTTTGTTTATCTAAAACTAGTGAAATTATAGGTTCAGAATGGAGTAGCTTCTCACAGCTTGCTTCTAAGCTGGGAAAGAAACCTATTTCTATCGCTCGCTCAGACACAGCTAATAAGCCTAATATCAAAACACAGGAAGTTTCTGTTGTATGTGCGGTTAAGAACAGAACCAAGTCTTTGTTGTTGTCATTACAATCTTGGTTAATGTTCCCGCAAATAAAAAATATAGTTATAGTAGATTGGTCCTCTGATGTTCCTGTTGAGGAAGAAATTAAAGTTAACTCTAAGATTAAAATTGTAAGAGTTGAAGGTCAGAAATACTATAACGTATCTAAAGCTCTTAATTTGGCTTTTAAAAACGCCCCCGATGGTTTGATATTAAAGTTAGACGCAGATTATATACTGAATCCTTATTTTAACTTTTTTGAAAAATACAGCATATCAGAGAAAGAGTTCTTAACTGGTTGTTGGAGGGATACGGCCCTTGATGGTGATTCTGGTTTTTTGCAATTTTTACATGGTCTTCTTTTTATAGACAAAGAAGACTTTCTTTTATCCGGCGGATACAATGAAGAATTCGAAGGTTATGGATATGAAGATTGTGATCTCTATAAAAGCTTAGAAGATTCTGGGTTAAAGCACAAGTATTTAAACCATCAAGTCCTATCCGTGTTTCACATTCCACATTCTGATAATTACCGCAGTGCTAATTACGAAAGCAAAAATATACATCATTCATTGAATCAAAATTTGATTATATCAAAAAAAAAAGTAAGATAGATATATTTTTGTTCAATGATAGCAGCATTTTGAGTTCATGCTTTAAAAAAAATTGCATTGATTTCAAAGTAATAGATAGAATGTTACCTCAATCAGATTTCATCGACGGAAGCAACTTATTGATTTTCCACGATTTAAATGGTCCTATTGACTTTGATTTAGTAGAAAGAGTACACAGAAAAAACAAGAATAATAAAATTTATTTTATATCAAACGATTTAAATTTTTTATCTAAATATTGGGAGCTGTACTTTAAGCCTCAATCTGTTTTTGATGTTTCAAAAGAAAGTATGTTTAAGGTTTTGGCATTTAGTTCTCCAGAACAAGACTTTGTTAGGTTTTCAAGGTGCGTAATATTAGATGTAAGTTTAATTATTGACATTGATGAAGACTTTGATGAGAAATTTTATTTTAACCAATTAAATGAAGAAATAAAAATAAATTTAGACCCTTTAGATCGTAGGTCTTTATTTTCAAATTATTTTCGTGAGGGAAAAATAATGTATAGAAGCAAAAACTACAAAGATTATTGTGTGGAGCACACCAAGAACATTATGAATGAAAAAAAACACTTAATAGAGTATATTCCTGAAGACTGGCAATCACCGGCAATAACAGAAAAGTTTGCATTTCTTAGTCATCAAATTGATTTAAAAACAGACAACTACTATTTTGCTTTTCCTTGGGCTTCTTTAATTGATAATTTTTTAAGAGGTAGAATTAGTATTGATTTTTATAAAGATTCTATAAAAGAAAAAATTTCATGTTTAGATTCGAATAAAAAAATACACACTGTGTGCCAACATATATTTTGGAAAGAGCTTATAAAACTTTGGGAGGATGTTGGTATAACCGACATTCACCTATCGCACTGCACCGATTCTAGCCAAAAGGCAACAAATAAAATAGTTCTTCACAGTTGGCCATTATTAGCTGTTAACTATGAACTTAAAGATCGTTGTAAAAAACTATTGTTAAAACCCTATAATAAGAAAAAATATTTGTTATCATTTGTTGGATCTTATATGAGTTTTCACAGATCAGATATAAGACTGAAAATAAAAAAAGTTTTAGAAAAAACTCCAAATGAAAAAATATATTTAAAATATTATGATGAATGGCATTACCAAAAAATAGTATATGAGCCGGACAGTTTTGTAAAAGAAGATGATGACATCAAAACCTTTAATTATAATGAGGTTATATCTGAGTCAGTTTTTTCCTTGTGTCCAGAGGGAACAGGTCCTAATTCACTTAGATTATGGGAAAGTATGGCTGTGGGTTCGATCCCAGTTTTGTTTGAGAACGATTGGATCCCCCCAGAAATAGAAGGACTAGGATGGTCTGATTTTTCAATAAAAATAAAAAATGAAGAGATCTGCGATATTTATGAAAAATTATCGAACATTCCAGATGACGTATTGCAATCGATGCAGTTTAACTGTTTAAACGCATATAATCAGTTTAGGAAAAAAACTTGCTTTTGAAGAAAGCACCATCAATTAAATGATATCATTCTATTCGCAAGTAAAAAATAGATACTCACAGTTAGAGCAAACAATTCATTATAATCTAGAGCAAATTAGCAAAAACAAAAATACTGAGTGGGTCATTGTCGATGCTGGCTCGAACGACGGGTGTGTAGGGCTCATTAAAGACAACTTGTTAGGGAAGGAAAGAACTTCTTTTTATCAAGCTTTAGACTTTTATGATTATTCACAACCTATATTTAAAAACTTTGCTGCGAGGCTAACATCCGGGGACTATATTTTTAACTTAGATATCGATAACTTTATTGATATGAAGTCTATTAAGGATTTATCTAAAGGTACAATTTGTTCAACACAAGAAAGACGTGGTTGCCACGGCAGGATTGGGTGTTCACGAGAAATATTCCAAAAAGTTGGTGGCTACAATGAATCTCTTCACCCCGCAGGTTGTCAAGACTTAGATCTTATATCTAGGTGTCAAATGATTGGCTATGAATTTATAGAACATATACCTAGCATTATGCCAATTCAAAACACTAAAGAAGAAACTATAAAGAACATTAACAACCCGTATGGATTAACTTGGGACCAAATTAATGAACTAAATAAAGAAATAATGAATAAAAACATTAGAGAAAAAAACTTTTGTCCTAATAAGAAGTTTAGTCCTTGTAAGTTTCTATACAACTCAACCTTTATTAAAGAACTTACAGAATCGTTTTAGTTCAGAAATAAAAGGTATATTAACCCAAATATTTGTAAAACAACTAAACAAGATAAGAATATATTCTTTAGATCATATTTATTGTTATTGCCACTGCTTATCTCTTGGACTAGTCCAAGGCTATTAATTTTGCACTCTTTTGTCTTATTGTCTTTTGATGACTTAATTGCGTTTACTATAGCATCAACCATTTCTTTTCTAGTTACATAATCTTTTTCTGTACTATTCTCGGAATCACTTTGTTGTGCACATGTTTCTTCTGTTGAACTTTCAATTTTAACGTCTATCACCTTCCCAGTATCAGGATCTATGGTTTCTATTTTTCTTTCATATACAAATGGTTTATAACGCTCTACTATTCTTTGCTGTACGCTCAGTGGTCGTTCGTTTTCAATCTTTATTTCTATGACCCTTTCTACCTCTTCGTTTTCAAGCTTTTTTTCTACTACTGTCTTTTCTGCTTTTCTGCCATCCTCCATTGTCCATTTTTCTACTTTATTTGGTTCCATATTTTCTCCTTAGTTTGAAAACTTTGGCTTAACCTTAACTTCAATAATAGAGTTTCCTAGTATTTTTTCTGCTTCTTGCTCAGCAATTACTTTTGCATCTTCTTTTGTTGAAGCAAATATAACAGGCAGATTTTTATACTCTATACCTAAACCTTTATTGTATCTTATAATAGTTTGCCATTCTTTTTGCATATTCAAAAAGTCGTTTGAAGCTTTTAATGCTTCTTCAAAAGAAGCATATTCTTCTTGGGATCTTGTCCTTTTGTCTAAAAAGGTTTCTTTTTTTTCAAATATAAATGTTCCTCCTTTATTTGAGAATATTAATATTCCCAAATACGCTGCTTCTTTTAATTCCATTATACACCCCATTTATCTTTCAATTGTTGAATTAATTTGTTTTTTTGTTTTTCATTTTGTTCTTTAATTAATTCTTTTTCTATTGGTTTATTTATATTTTGAACTCTTTTTGCCATATTGTAAAGCTTATCAATTATATCTTCCCAATCTTTTTGGGGATTATAGCCTTCAAGCTCCCCTGATACCTCTTTAAACACTGTGCGTCCTTCCCAAATAACCTTTATTTCCGCTAAATGATGCATTATTAATATAGAAATATTCATCCCTCTAGAAAGTCCATCAAACTGTAGCCCAACCTCAGTTGTGGGTTCGTCTATTTCCATAGTTTCAATTTCTTCTAAATCGAATTCCTTGAAAGGATCATCAATCTCTGTTGAGTCTGCATAAACTCCACCCTGTCTGACAATGGACGATCCAAGCTTTTTTGCAATTAAGCAGAACTTGCCACCCATCCCCATATAACCTTTTCTCATCGCCTCTATGGTTCTAGCTTCTTTGATTTTTTGTTCGTAATTCATTTTATGTTCTTAAATCGATATATAAATATATCTAGTGGTACACAAACAAAAGGAGTTGTATATGTTACATAAATTACTAAGCTGGATCAAAAATTCTTTCAGGAAGACAGGGTTTTTGAATTTATCTAGTTTTAGCACAAAAGCCACACCAGCAATTAGTGATGGGAGCGGTAAAACAAAATTTTATATTAATGACCCAATTACACCTAACTTAATTGCCTCACAAAGTCCACCAAGTTCTTGTTTATTGACCATGACAAGCTCCGGTGACAAAGGAGCAGGATACCCACTAGGAAGTGCAGAACAACAAGCTAATGCTTGCAAATTGGTTCTAAATAATGCTTTATCTTATATGCTAGCCTCCTATAGGCTAATAAGCCCAAAAAAGATAAGCAAATGGAGCTATACTTCGAATTTAAATATATCGAGTAGAGCTGGGGTCGATATTAACGCCTACTATGACAGAGGATCTTTAAGATTCTTCTACTTTAACGACCCAGTTAGAAAAAAGACAGTATATGCTTGTGACTCAACCCCAGTAGTTGCACATGAATTTGGACATGCATTCTTAGACATACTACGACCAGATTTTTGGAATACTACTTCTCAAGAAGTTTGGGCATTTCATGAGGCTTTTGGGGACATGGTCGCTTTGATAAATTCTCTGCAATATGATTCAGTCATAAAATCAGCCTTGGAAGAAACAGGCGGAAATTTAATGCTTTCTAATGTTTTGACTAGGGTGGGTGCTGAAATGGGTGCTGGCCTTTATAATGTTTCTAAAAATAAAACAGGCATTAATCCAAGAGCAATTAGAGACATATCTGTTAATTTTGATTATGTAGCCCCAGAAACAATATCTTCTAGTGGTCCAGATAACGTCTTAACTAGCGAGTCCCACAGTTTTAGTAGAGTTTTCAGTGGAGCCTTCTATGAAGTAGTTGTTAAAATAGCTGATTACCATATTAAAGCAAATGTACCACCTGTTGATGCAATGAAGATCTCTAGAGACGTAGCTTCAAGATATCTTTTAAAGGCAGTGACAACAGTTCCTGTTGCCACTAGGCTTTTTGACGCAATGGCCAGACAGATGTTACAAGCCGACCTAGCAGAAGGTGGAAAGTACAAAGATGTTTTAAGAGGAATATTCACAAGAAGAAACATACTAATTCCTAAGCTATTTGCTATGAATGATATGAATTTAACCGATGTAAGAAGAACTATAAAAGATTCGTACGAAATACAGTTATTTGGTGACAATAAAGTACTAAGAACTTTTTCAAACAAAACTGTAAAACTAGCTAATAGCGGAGTTTTTGCTTTAAATAATAATCCTTTATTGTCTTTAAATGTAGAAATTCCATCTCAAACTGGTTACTATTTTGATAGTAACAATAAATTAATTGATGTAGTGGAATCTTCAGAATCTGATACTTTAAGTTCGGCTTATGATTGTTTAGAATTCTTAAATTCTAATAATTTGGTTGGCAAACACCAAGAAGCTTTGTTTGAAATTAAAGGCAATAAATTAGTTAGAACAAGAATAGTTTGTAAGTGTGGGATGCCAAATTACTGTGATCCAAATGCACCTGAATACGGCAAGCCATGGAAGCCAAAGAACAACGCTGGCTGTTCACAGTGTGTAAATAATAATTGTCTGCCTAGAAGCTGCGATTGTAATGAAACTAAAGTTGCTACACCCACTAAAAGCTACTGCTCTACTACCGTAAAGAACTGTTTTTCAAAGGTTTACAAAGTAGGCCAGAGCCTAAGTCGAAAGGTTTGTTCAAATTAGTTAATTAAATTCCATTTTTTTAATTTGGACCTACCTTGTCGGTCATATTCTATGCTATTTAGATTTAGATCAATTTGGTCGAAAATAGTCTGAGCGTAGGATTCATCGACAGGGGGGTCCATTTTAATTTTAACCCCCATGATGTGTGATTTTTCACTTTGAATAGTAATAAAAACCTTTTTATTGCTATTTGCCGCAGTGATTTTATAAGAATCTTCCTCTTTGACTTCATTTTCAATAACCATATCCATATCTTTTATTGCTGTTTTTACTGATTTACACAGTTCATCTAAGCCCTCATTGTAGTACTTTATGGCTTCGTTTTTTCTCCATGTTGTCAAACCTATTATCGGACTATTGACGAACGGCTTGAATGAACAACCGGATAAAAGCAAAAAAAATAAAAAAATCTTTAAAATTTTCATGTTGCCTCCCTATAATTATGTATTGGAACTTCACAAAAAAGGAGAATAATTATGCCCTTCCAAAATGATTTAGAACACTCCACAAATTATGATTTTGTGAAGTACTCACACCCAGTTGCCGAAAGCTGGGATGATTCTGACGATGATTACGAAGAAGAAGATGACTATGACTATGCAGAGGAAGAAGACGATGAAGATTTAGAAGAAGACGAAGATAGAGATTACTCTTGGAAAAGCTATGAAGAAGATGACGATGATGACGATGATGACGATGATGACGATGATGACGATGATGACGATGACGATGACGATGACTGGGATGATGAGGAAGACGACGACGACGATGATGATGATGAAGACGAAGATGACTGGGAAGATGATGAAGACGAAGACGAAGATGATGACTGGGACAATGACGACGATGAGGACGAAGAAGAAGACGATGAAGATGAAGATTGGTAAGATGCTTAATGGCAAAAAACCTATAAAAACAGATTATAAAAATGCTATATAATATAGCAGCCTTAACAGGAGGTTAAGGAATACCTAGTCAAGACAAGGAGGTCTATGAAGACATTGGTACTCGCTGTTTTTATTCTTATAAATGCAAGCTTACCCCTTGCAGCCGAACAGGTATACCCTAGTGTACTCAGTCTTCAAAACCCTATAGAGGCATATGAGGGTTCTCCAGACGAAGATTTGTCTGATGTGATGGTGCCTATACCCATAGAAGATAGAGTTTATAATAGAACAGGAATTCAATGTGTTTGGTGCTCTGTTGAGTGTCTAGGAAGATATGCAAATGAACCCAAATTAATAGGACTTACAGATCATAGAGACTGTAAAAGCTACGCTAGCCCTTCATCTCTAGCAGCAAAGTTAAATAGTTTAAATGTTAAGTACGAGCAGACCACAAGCAGATCAGACAAAAGCTTGTTGATAAAATCTGTTGTAAAAGAAAGAAGAGGATGTTTGTTTGCTGTTCCTGGCCACGCTATGACTTTAGTTCACTACGATGAACTAAAAGGGATAGTTAAATATATCAACAACAGTGACAGAAGTTTGAAGGTTAGAACTTGGAGCATCAAAGAGTTCAATCAAAGATGGGATGGTTGGATATGTGCAATATATGCAGATAATGATATAATACCTAGAAAATATACAAAAACTTATCCTTTGCCTATTATTGATAGAAATGAAATCCAAGGTAACTACAATCAAGATTATATTTTGCAGCCTGTACTTTCAATCTTATTCTAGCTTCTAATATTTTTATTGCCAAAACCAAGATTTGGTTTTTGGCTTGAACGATTAGTTTTGTTAGATCTATTCTTTTTGGTTATTGGCAAGTCATCACCATAAGTTGGAAAAGCTCCAGGTTTTTCCAACTTATTTGCCAATGCATCACCACCATCTCCTTCATCCTCAACACCAGAAGGAAAGTTAGCCGAACCTCCATAGTTTTCTTTTTTTAACAACCAATTTTTGAAAGATACCATACTTCACCTAAAAATTATTTTTCTACAACATATATAGAGTAAAGGAATTTTTCTTAAACATCCAAGGAGGGTATTGTGAGTAGGCTTTCTTTAACAAGACTCATTTTTATTCTAAGTGCTTTTTTGCTCTTAGTTTTAGGTTCAAAAGTAGGTTGTTTCAGGTTAGAATCTAAAAAGATCCACGTCTCTCCGCCTATTAATAAACCTGATGTCCCTCAGAAAAAAATAAGTATCACCACAGTAGTACCAAATTATTTAGGGTACGAAGAGATAATCAATCAGTTAAATGAATGGCAAGAAGAAGCCAGACCAATAACAGAAGTTGGAGTACTTGGTAAAACTACTAAGGGTAAAGACATCTATTATCTTAAAATTTCTAGAAAGAATACCACTGCAGAACTTCCTAAGGTTTTAGTTACAGCGTGTATACATGGAAACGAACCATGGTCAACAGGCTGTATAATGGCTTATATTGGTAATCTTTTAGCTGACTATGATAGGAACCAATCTATAAAAGAAATAATTGATTCAAGAGAACTATACTTTGTTCCTGTGGTCTCACCAGATAGCTATCCAAATAGTAGAATGGTTGATAACGTTGACCCAAATAGAAACTTTCCCACGCCTGATAACCAGAATCATGTTTCTATAAAACCTATAAAAGAACTACAAGACTTTTTTTATAGAATCAATCCAGACGCAGTTTTTTCAGGACATACTTTTGGAAGAGTCTATTTAATACCATATGGTGATAATAAGGGTTTGTGTCCCAACAATAGTGACTATGAAGATCTAGTGGGTAGAATGGCAAAACTTTCAAAATATAAATATAAGCGTTGCTGTTTTCTTTACTCAAAGCCAATAAAAGGCAGTGAAATTGATTGGTATTATCGTAATGGTGCACTATCCATAGTGGCAGAGTTCGGTATTCACCAACAAAGACCAAGTCACGAACAAATTGTCCAAGAATTCAATAGAACTTGGGAAGCATTTAAGTTGTTTATAAAAGAGGCGCCTTTAATTCAGATGAAGGCAGGATTTGAATATAAAACAACTCCAAAAATCAATGCTGGAATAGAAGAAAATTATTATCTTTATCAAAGAAGCTTACCAATAGCTCAATAATTTAATCTATTAGTTTTTTTACGTTTTTAAGTTGAGACAAATAATAGAAATGTCTTTCATAACAATCTTCTGCTGATTTGATACCTTCGAAGGAAATAAGGTTATTTTTCCATTCTTTTTCTATTGTTCTTAAAGATGAAGGCAAAAAATCTATTTTTGTTTTTAGTCCTAAAATTGACTCCAATAAGCATAAGGGTTCTGGTTTTTTAAGATCCTCATAAGTAAAAAGAATACTATTGCTTGTTCTTTTTGCGATCTCACAAATTCTTCTTAGACGGAAGCAATAGTGCCTTAAAGCAAAAGAAGGAGACATTTTTTCTTCACTTATAAGAAAGTTCAAAGTATCAATCGGTCTTCTAATAATATGTATAAAAAATACTTTGGAGTAATCCATTTTTGTGGAAAGATACTGATTACTTAAAATCTCCCGTAGATAAATAGCAGATTTTGCTTTTATTTTATGGGAAAATCTATTGAATTCTAATAAGTCAAATGTTGTAAAATAAGTTCTTTTTTCATCATAGCCTTGTATTAAAGAATGATTACACATTGCTTGATACAACAATGTCGATCCTGAGTACCTATGACTGTTTATTATGACTATTTTTTTCATTCTAATCTGACTATTAATTTGGGAAAAATCGGCCTAACTTTCCTATTATAGATAAGAGAACACCACATTAAGAGAGAGAAGAAGGTTCAAAATGCCAATCTGGAGTGATTTTTTTAAACTTTTTACTTATGCTGGCGAGCAGGATCCATTATCCAAGGTAAAAGACTCTAGACAGTTCCAAGGTGCCGGTATTGCCCAGCCAGAGGCAATTGGTGTCGATTTCGCTGCCGGTGGACCAAACTCTGGTATGCCGAATTTCCGTCAAACAACGGATATGATTGATACTACGACCTTAACAAATAGGTCGATGAGATATAAAGAATACGAACGTCTAAGAAATGTCCCAGAAATAGAAATGGCAATGACCGTTTTTTCAGATGAAGCATGTGTTTCTGGTGACACCAAAATTGCTACCCCTTTTGGTTTTATAAGCATCAAAGAATTAGCTGAGTCAAAAGGAGATGAGAGATTTTTAGTTTATTGCTACGATTTTGATAAAAAAGATTACACATTAGGCTGGGCTTTTGCTCCTAGACTTGTTAGAGAAGCAGAGACTCTAACAATAATTTTAGACAATGGAGCAACCTTAACATGCACAAGCGACCATAGAATTTTGAAAAAAGACGGTACTTGGTGCGAAGCAGGTAAGCTCAACATGGGTGATTCTTTGATGCCTTTTTACAGGAAACCAGCAAATCAAAGACTTACAGAATTAAAACAAAAACAATATCCAAGAATATTCACGTTCAATAAAGGTTGGATTAATGAGAGACAATTTGTAGACGATTGGAAAACTGGGAAAACTGATCCAAAGCTAGAAGAAATAAACAGAGTAATAAGAATGGTAGGAGCAGGCCTATCAGTTAGAAAAATAAAAGAATTAACAAACCATGACTGGCAAACTTTAGACGGATGGATAGCTTCACAAGGATTTACACACAAAGAGATCAAGCATCTTTATAAACTAGAAGAAGAAAGAAAAATAATAGGGATACATGAGAATCCACACAAGCAGCCCGTTTATGATCTCTCTGTAGAAAAACATTTATGTTTTGCAACAGATAGTCTAATTGTACACAACTGCCAGAAAGATGAGACCGGTAACATTCTCAAGGTTCAGGTTTCGAATGAAGATATAAAGCAAGAGGTTGAATTTTTGCTTCTACACAGAAGAATGTTGAACTTAAATAAGACTGGTTGGAATTGGTTCAAAAACCTTTGCGTCTTTGGGGACTTATTCTTGGAGATTGTAATAAATCCAGACAATCCAAAAGAAGGAATATACAAAACAGTACCACTCCCACCAGAAACAATGTACCGGATAGAAACTGTAAAAGGCAAGGTTCTAGAATTTCAACAAGCCAAAGAAGGCCCAGACTACCAAGCAATAATCAGAGCCCCAGCAACAGACTTAGAATCACCAGATATAAACCAAAGCACTGCAATTCGTTTTGCTGCCAATCAAATAGTTCACTTCAAAATTGGTGATGATAGAAAAACTTTCTATCCTTATGGTATTTCTTTGATAGAACCCACAAGAGGACCAGCTCATAATTTAAGATTGTTAGAAGATGCAATGGTTGTGTATAGACTAACAAGAGCACCAGAAAGAAGAGTTTTTTATGTAGACGTAGGACAGCTACCGCCATTTAAAGCAGAAGCTTTCTTAGATAGAATCAAAGATCAATTCAGAAAGAGAAAGATAACAAATGGTAAGGGAGCTACTGGAGCTAATCAAGTAGAAGAAAGATGGCAACCACCAGCACAAGATGAGGATTACTGGCTCCCAATCAGACCAAATAGCAACACAAGAATTGAAACTTTACCGGGAGCAGAAAACTTAGGTGAAATTGATGATGCAATATATTTTAGAAATAAACTGTTAACAGCTTTGAACTTCCCTAAAAACTATTTTAATAATGAAGATCCAAGTGCAACTAGAATAACTTTGTCTTCACAAGATGTAAAGTTTGCAAGAATGATAGAAAGATTACAAAGTAATTTTGAAGATGGTTTATTGGAAATAGTAGAAAGACACTTACACCTAAGAGGCTTCCCAGAAAAGTCTTATCAAGATCTAAAAATTAAAATGACTCCTCCTTCTGATTGGCGAGAACTATCAAGAGCAGAAGTTATAACTTCAAGATATGCTAATGCTAGTACACTTAAAAGTGGCATCTTAATGTCAGATTACGACATTATGACTAGAATTTTAAAATACACCGAAGATGAAACAGATGAAATGCTTTCTAGACTTAAAGTTCAAAAACTAGAAGACCTAAAGCTACAGGTACTTGCACAGAACCCACAATTACTTGGTGTTGGTATTCCTGGTCAAGAAGATCAAAGCAAGGAACTAGGTACAGAAGCTGGCGGTCCATCCGCCATGCCAGGAGAAGATCAAACACAAAATTTAGAAGGCCCAGATAGTGGACAAGGCCCAGATAATTCAGCAGAACAACAAGGTAATGCAGAGCCCGTACAAGAACCAGAAGATCAAAAAAGACCACAACCTGTTTCTCTCAAGAAACCATCAGAAGAAGAAATTAAGAAATATGATTTGGAAATCCAAGGTTATGAGTCTGAACAAGACTTCGAAGACATTGACTACAGCGTAGGTGACAACTAGTGATAAATCTATTTCCTAGGTTGGCAATGAAGAATAAAAAAGTTATTGAACAATCTGCAAACGTAGGTTGCTATTGTTGTTGTAAAATTTTTGATCCCAAAGAAATCAAGCAATATACAGATGGGGATCAAACTTGCATATGTCCCCACTGCAACGCAGATTGTTTAGTCGGTGATAAATCTGGTTTTATACTTAACGAAGAAATATTAAATTCTGCTAAGAAGTATTGGTTTAAATAACTTATTTCTTTTTGGACTTCTTTTCCCTAAGCATTCTTGAGAACCAACCATCCTTGTGCTCTTGTTCTTTTGCCTTATCTTTATTCTCTGCTTCTTCTCTTGACTTCCTAGCTTGTATTCCCTTTGTAGCTTTTTCAACACGATCAGCAGCGGCCTTTTTCTCTAGATCATCAATTGTAGAGTTCCATTGTGCAAATTGTGCATTTAAGCCCTTTTTCTTTGCAGGCTTTTTGTCAACCATGGCACCACAGTGTTTGCACTTAGCCTTACCAGCATTTATTTCATATTGTGAAGCACTTCCTTCTTTTTTGCAATCTCTACAAATTACTTTTGCTTCATTCAAATAAGCTTCACCCTTCATTCCCATTGAATCAGCGGAATTTGCACTGACCATATCGTTGCCGGATTGAACGTCGCCTAATCCCTTGGAAATCATAGGAGCTATTCTCTTACCAGCTTTGCCAGCAGCGGTTCTTAGATCTGTAAGTGAATCATAATCATGCTGTGATAGCATTTGTTCTACTTGATCCTTAACATCAGGTATACCTTGAACAACGTTCTTTAAAGCACCTATTGTTTTGCTTGGACTTGCACCTAAAGCTAGTAGAAATGCTTGAATTGCTGTGTCCATGGCAGCTTCAGAATTTGGATCCAAGTTTACATTGGAAGCACCTCCCATTAAAGATTTGCCCATATTCATGGCAGATGTCTCTTGTAATTTTACATAATCAACAAATTTTTGCATTTTAACTCTCCTATTTTTTGATGGTTGGTGCATAACTATATATCAGAGCAACAAAAAAATTGAGTTATATTTGTAAAATTTTTTGCCAAGTTTTGCTATATAACTCATTAGGAATTATATTAACAATACAGAGGGAGTCAATTGACCTATGAAAAGAAAACTAATTAGTTTCGATGTATTCAAAAAAATCGAAGAACAATCTCTCGCAAATACTCAAAATGAACTAATAGAAGCCCAAGAAGTTTTAGCAGAGGCTCTAGGTCTTGAAGACCTCAAGTTGTTCACTTTTAGCGAGTCCGATGTTACCTATGAAACACCCGATGGAACATTCATCCACGCAACATACGTTATCAAAGACGACAAAGTAATTCTTGAGAATATCGAGCAATTAGTCATTGACGAAGAAAGCGAAAAGAATGGCACTCGTCAAATAATTTCAAATATGATTGATTCCATCATTGATGGCGACGATATAAATGCAACCAATCAATTTGAACAATACATCGACGCCCCTAGCACCAAGAGATCACTATCAGAAGCTGTATTCTCAGTAACTGCTTCAAAGCCAACTGGCAAAAGAAGCAAGCTCTACCACAAAAAGAGAAACAAAGCAGCTGTTCGCAAGGGTGTTATATCAAGACTAAGAACACTTAATTCCTTGTCTCCAAGTAAAAAAGCTTCTCTAAAGAGAGAACGAAGTCGCACAGCAAAAAAACTCGGTAGCAGAGGAAGCTCAAAACGTGCCCGTGTTTACGTTAGAAAAGTAAAGTCCAGCCTAAAGGAATGGACAAACCTCTGTGAGAACGTTTTTGGTTACTTGAACTTCAGAGAATTCGGCCCAGTTATTAATGAGTCATTTTTCAAGCACGACAAGAGCGGTGACCTAACAGGAGTCGCTTTCCCAACTCTACAAAAGAGAAATGAAGGCAAGATACTTTCATTGAATTACGATATTCTAGATACAGAAGTAAAAGTAGTTCGTGGCAAAATGAAGAATCTCAAAGAAGATCAAAACTTTGTCAAGGCTATGGCAGAACTCAAGAGATATAACAATATTTCTGACAACGAAGGTCTTGAAACAACTCTAGAAGCTATTGCTAAGTTCTGGCCAGATGTACTCTATGTCACCGAAGGTGAACTAGCTGCACACATCTCTGCTGCTTTAGATTCTGCAAATGTAAAGAATTATGATGATCAAATTTGTGCTTTTATGGCCGAAGCTATCCTAAGAACAGCCCATAATGCATATACTGATCGTGTTAAGAAGATAGGTGTTTTAGCCGGTTCAGAAAAAGACTTAACATCTGAATGCAAAGAATGTGAAGATGCTTACAATGATTTTAAGACCGTTGCCGAGCAATTCTACGCCAGAGTAGACGAGTCAGAAGATAGAGAACTACAAGTATTTGCTGATCTCTACAAAGCACTTCGTCAAGTTCACGAATTGGCTGTAGAAGCTGATGACGCAGAAATCGCTAATGAAGCTGCTGAGCTAATCACTCAATGTGCTTCTATTCTAAACGGAGAAGAACCAGCTGACTTTGAACTAGCTGAAGCAGTTGCCGAATACTTGGCCTCTATCGTAGAAGCCAACGTTGAAGGTGCCTCAGAAGATTGGGATGTAGTTACTACACCACATCACACTGTAGTGGGCGACCACCCAGTGCTAGCTAAGAAGGCCAAGGTTGATGGCGTTCCTTCTATGCATTCAGGTGATTGGAAAAGCCCAGCTCCAGTGAGCGACGGCAAGAGTTATAGTGGCAATCTAGACGACGAAATGCAGAGCGATGGTTGGAGCAACGTCGGTGGCAATGACACATGGCCAACTCTAGATAACCCATATGTACCAAAAGCAGATACATTCAAGATGAAGGAAAAGTCTGTTGTTGATGATGGCGATGAACTCGCCCACAATCAATCAAATGACACATGGCCAAATCTAAAGAACCCTTACTCCCCCGATGCCGAGGGTGGTAATCATATGCCCGGCGACGTTAAATAACTTAAAAGGAGACGTCAATGGAGCAAAAACAAATACTATTCGTAGATTGCTGCAATAATTCCGGATTTACCATGAGCCTAAATGAGTCTGCCGATAGCGGACTCACAAGGTTCAGAGGTAAATTTCAGGAAGCAGAAGCAGTCAATAAAAATAAAAGAAGTTATCCTTACGCTGTTTTAGATGAAAATGTCAAGAAATTGGTACCAATCATCGAAGCAAGAGGATTAGTAGGTGAATTAGACCATCCAACAGATAGCATAATTCACTTTGAAAAATGCTCCCACGTAATCACAAAATTATGGTGGGAAGGCAATAGCCTTATGGGAGAAGGCGAAATTCTTAACACCCCACACGGTAGAATCCTCAAGAGCCTACTAAATGACGGTGTTAGAATTGGAATCAGCAGCCGTGGCGTAGGAAACGGCAGAAATGATGAGAATGGAATTTTGGTAATTGGCGAAAGCTATAAGTTAATTACTTTTGATGCTGTAGCCGATCCAAGCACCTACTCTGCTTTTCAGGAGAAAGTAGTAGGAAAGAAAGAGCACTATTCACCCAATGCAACAACAAGCACATCTAATGCAGAAAAATCTTCGACAAAAAACGAGACCAGCTGCATACATAATGTTAACAAAGAAGCACTTATTGCTTGCTTAGGTGGAATAATCGAACAACAAACATGTAACTTAAAAGCGAGGTTAGGCTAATGGAAAAGATTGTAGAAGCATTAAAAAAACTTTTGCCCGAAACTGAAATCAATGAAGTATCCTCAGCTGTTCAAACGATGTTAGATCAAGCAAAGGCAGATCTAGAGGCTGAATTCAATCAAAAACTTGAAGAAGCCTATGCCGAGCTTTCTGAAGAAGTTGCAACAGCAGAAAAAACAGCAGAACAAGGTTATGAAGAAGCATATGCAATTATTGCTGACCTTCGTAATCGTCTAGAACTCCAAGGTGAGGAATACAAGTCTGCTTTGGAAGAAGGTTATGAAGAAGCATATCAAATGCTCAAGCAAGAAAAGGACAAGAATCAAAAGCTAGAAGTCGAAATGTACGAAGAGTACGACCAAAAGCTTGCCGAAATGAAGGAGTATATTGTTGATAAGGTTGACCAGTTCCTACAGTTCAAGGGCAAGGAAATCTATGAACAAGCCAAGCGTGATATCGTTAATGATCCACGTATGGTTGAACACAAGATTGCACTTGACAAGATTGTGGGCATAACTGCCAACTATCTCTCCGATGATGATTTCAACACAGTTACATCTTCAAAGATTGAAGAAACAAATAAAGCCATTGAAGAAATGAAGGGCCAGCTCCGTATTATGGAAGCTCGCAATATCAGACTTTCAACGGAAAACACAAAACTTAATGAAGCTGTTCGTCACGCTCAAGAAGTTATAACCGAAAGCAAAAAGGTTGTAGCCGAGAGCAAGAAGGAAGCTGTCATTAATGAACAGAAAGAAAGAGCAACGAAAGCAACGAATGTAACGGGGAGAGGAAAGACGGATGAAGGTACTGTCATAGCGGAATATGCAGCACCACAAAGCTCAGGTATGGACCAATTGTTGGTCCTATCAGGATTAAAACAGGCTCAATAAGTTAACTCTTACTAATTTTAGAAGAAGAAGGATATAATTTTTATGAACGCAAATGCACAATTTCTAAATGAGGCTAAAGAGCTAGAAACTCGCTGGGCGCAGACCGGTCTCCTCGAAGGTATTCAAGACCGTTACGTTCGCTCTGCAACAGCAGTTCTACTCGAAAACCAAAGACTCATGAACGAAGCATCAACCGACACCGGTGACGTTGCCCAGTTCAAGAGGATCTCAATTCCACTAGTCCGAAGAATCTATCCACAGCTAATCGCCAACAAAATTGTTAGCGTTCAGCCACTACTCGGACCAACAGGACTCGTTTACTACTTAAGATTCCGCTATTCCAGCAACAAGGGTGCAACCCGTGGTGCTGACAATCTAGCCGGATTTCCAGGTGACGATGTCAACAGTTTAATGCAAAGAGCTGATGGTACCGCAAACCTTGATGTCTTTTATAGCCATCAATTTGTTCAGAATGAGACTTCCTCAACTGATGCCGGTTCCACAACAAGTGCAGCTTACTCACCACTAGAACACACACCTGTTCTAGCCGGTACAGTAACAGGTACTGTGTATGACGGAGCTGTTGCTGTTCAGACTTTCGTAGTCTCATCAGCTGGCACCTTCACATTCACAGATATTGGTGTACCTACAAACAAGGCACTCACCTCAGGTAGCTCAATCGACCTAGCTACCGGCGAAGTTACCTTGGCTTGGAACAATGCTCCTGGTGCCAACCATGTCGTAGTTAGCTATGAATACAACATGGAATGCAATCAGGATCTACCTGAAATCAACCTCGTGATCGAGTCAGAAGAAATCGCTGCCAAGACACGTAAGTTGAAGGCTGTTTGGAGCTATGAAGCTCAGCAAGACCTCCGCTCACAGCACAATCTTGATGCTGAAGCTGAGCTAACCGCTGTTCTAGCTCAAGAGATCAATCTAGAAATCGACCGTGAGGTTCTAGGTGATCTTCGCAACAACGCTGGTACAGTATCAGCTTGGGACTTCAATACCGCCCTCGGTGACACCATCAAGGAAAAGTATGAATCCCTCTATGTTAAGGTTGTTGAAGTAAGCAACGTAATTCATCGTAAGACATTACGTGGTGGTGCCAACTGGCTAGTAACAAGTCCTGAAGTTGCTTCAATATTCGAAACAGCAACAGCCGGTTTTGCCCCAGCCCCAAGTGAAACTTTCACAAGCTCACTTGGTGTTCAGTACGTCGGCACTGTTAACAACAGATGGAGACTCTACAAGGATCCACTATTCCCAAGCAATCAAGTATTGATGGGATATAAGGGTGACAGCTACATGGACAGCGGATATTTCTATTGCCCATACGTACCACTCACTCAGACACCAGTCGTCCTTGATCCAGAATCCTTCTGCCCACGCAAGGGAATTCTAACAAGATACGGCAAGAAGTTGCTCCGAGAAGGGGCAAAATTTTATGCAAGATTGAGTATCGCTAATTTCGTAATATGAAATTAATTTGATCGCAAACTAAACCTCGACTGGAAACAGTCGAGGTTTTTTTGTATACTTTGATATTGAAACTTACGCATGAATAGGAGGCTTTATGCCTAGTGGCGGACACAATAAGTTCTCTTACCAAACTGTTAGATCCATTATTGAATTTCATGGATTTGTCCTGTTAGAAAAAGATTATGTGAACAATAATGAGAAAATTCGAGTGATTTGTATTTGTGGTAATGAGACGGAAATGAGGTTGTGCGATATAAAACGAGGAAGAAAATGCCAAAAACATTGTATGGCCAAATCTAATTCGATAAGATTCAAAACCAAAGACGAAGAAATCAAAAAAATATGTGAAGATAATGGATGCAATTTTGTTAAGTCCTGGATTCAAAGTAAAAAAACCCGTATAAAATATATTTGTAAATGTGGAAATGATTGGGAAGCTTATCTTTGTAACTTTAAACGTTGTCCCAACTGTAAAAAGTGTGGAAATGCAAAAGTATCAGGAGAGAATTGTTATATGTACGATCCTGATAGAGATGCTGTTAAATTAAGAAAAAGATTCCGTAAAATGTGTGGTCAATATATTAAACGGTTTATGGATGCCACAGGGCAACGTAAAACACGTCATACGCACGAATTATTAGGTTATACTCCACAGCAATTGCAAGAGCACATATTGAATCATCCTGACTATGAAGCTCTTAAAAATGAAGAGTGGCACGTTGACCACATCATTCCTATTCAAGCATTTTTAGATCACGATATATTAGACTTAAAGATAATTAATGCTTTGGATAATTTGAGACCAATGAAGGGATTAGAGAATTTATCAAAAGCTGATGAATATTCTGAGGAAGAATTTAAAAACAAATACATTAAGATGGTAAAAAGATAACTAGATTAATTCTAGTTATGAAAAAATGTAGCAAGTGTGATAACCTTTTAGACGAATCGTTTTTTTCTCCTGCAAATGGTGGCAAGTATCTACGCCCAGAATGTAGGAGTTGTGCAAACACGCTTGCTAAGAAGAGAAAGTCTTTAAAAGAAATTCATTCATATCCTGATGAGGGTTATGAGTGTCCAATTTGTCTTAGAAAAGAGTCAGATTTGTTGGGAACTGGTGGCAACGCAAGCGTTTGGGTGTTAGATCATGATCATGAGAATGACTTGTTTCGTGGGCATATTTGTCATCAATGTAATAGGGGAATTGGTTTATTTCAAGATAATATAGATAATTTAAAAAGGTGTATAGAATATTTAACACCAAAGTCTTAAATTTATTTTTTACTCAACCATTCTTTGAATGATTCACTTTGATACATCATTGCTCTAGTTCTAGCACTTGGGTAATCTGGTGATCTAGAACCGAATTGAGCTTTATCCAGTCCTAGATCTTGTTGCATTTGCTGTCTTGCTGGTCCCGGTGTCATGGTGTGAACTTTAGAAGGATCTATTTTTCCAGTTAGGTTTATTTTTCCTGTATTAAAACTATCAAAATCTATTGTTTTGTTGTTTACATCGTAAACAAATTCGTTTGGTTGCCCGAATTTTTCTATGAATTTGATTATTTGATCTTTTAGTTGAAGCACTTTATTTGGAGGATTCCAGAAGCTGATTGCTTTGTCTTGCGTCCATAATCTTCCTAATATTATATCTGGCACTGTTGCTATTACTTTTTCTCTATTAAATGTTGGGGCATTTAATAAAGGTTGCATTATTGCTAGATTCTTTTGATTAGGCTCACCCTCTATGCTTATTCCGCTTGCTTTTATGTCTTTTGCTATTGAATCTCCTCTTTTAAACAACATTATTAAAGCTGCGGTGAGTGTATCGTGAGTAAACTTTCCATATACACAGAGCCCATCGATCATTGAAAATCCTATAGCGTCTGGGTCTTTAAAATGCTTGTATTTTCCATTTACGCCCACTTCATTTGGGTCTTCCTTAAGAAGCAAATATTGTTTATATTTTAGCATAAGTTATATACCTTTTACTCATATATAATTACATTACTTTAAAAGGGGCAGAAATGAAAAAACAAAGTTCAAATGATTTTTTTGATTCTTTAAATAGAATGTTGGGTAAAAAGGAAGAGCAAAAAACTGCTCAAACCGTTGTGGAATCAAAAAACTATAATTTGTTTTTATCAGGTTTAATAAATGAAGAAGCTTATACTGAAGCTGAACAGCAGGCTCAAAACGCTCAGCAAGCTCCACAGGCTCAGGCTCCTCAGGCTCAGGCACCAAATGCCCAAACTCAACAACAGGCCCCACAAGCCCAAGCTCAGCCTCAACAGGTTGATATAAATCAGGTTGCTTCTCAGTTGCAATTTCAGCCTACTAGCAAGAAGAAATTAATGTATCAATTTGTACAATCTACAGATAATATGCCTGCTATGAGTTATGCTGTAGCACAGCAACAGATGCCAGTTGTTACTATGACTGCTGATGGCAAAGAGACACAGAATACTGCTGAGCCTAATGATGTGGTTATGAGTGGTCCTAGCCGTGAGCAGTATGTAATAAAGTCAGCTAAGTTTCCAAAGTTGTATCAGGGTCAAATTGGTGGTCCAGTACATCCCGAACAAGGCCCTAGAAATGTTGCTATTTACAATGGAAAAGAGCAAGTTAATTTTACTGCACCTTGGGGTGAGAATATGGTATTAAAACCAGGTGATTATTTAGTAAAAGAAAAAGAAGCTGAAGGTAAGTATTATCGTATCGCTAAGCAAGAATATGAACAAACTTATAATGCTCTCGGTAAGGTTGGTTAACAAAAAAAGCCGGGAAGGATTGCTCCCGCCCGGCTCCTGTTAAATTTATCAGCTAAATTCAGTCAGGAATTGTGTAACCTGGTGTGTTGTTGATCTTGACGACCATCCACATAAATCTGCGTGATTCATTGTCGCCTGTGTGAACGATAAATGCACCAAATCCACCGGTGTAACCATCATCTTCGTTATTGCCTTCAGCATCGAGCTTTTCGATGTGAGCTGGATATTGGTTACGACCATCATTATTGGCATAGTCATCTTGTTGTGTCATTACGACATAGCTGTGTGGTTCACCTGAGAATGGTACATCAAACACTACTCTTTGTTGCCAGTTACCGGCTCCTTCGCTACCTTCTGTATATAAATGGCCAGCGGCTACCACTTGTGGTGCTGTTGCTGGAATATATCCACCATTGAGTCTTCTGCCACCGTCTGGACCTCTTGAAGTCCTAGCTGCACCAGGACCTGTGCCCTGATTTGTTGTTGCTCCCATAATTACTCCTTTAATTAAAAAAATACTTAACACTAAGTTGGCGTCTCCTCCTGAGATCACCTATTCTGTGCTATAATTATATATCTGAATTTAAAACAATTCTTGAAAAGGGATGTTGATGTTTGGAGATACTTTGCTTTCCATAAAAAATTTATAGGCTGTTAAATCTTCTATTTCATTAAAATTATGTTTATCAAATTCTTCTAATTTTCTAAAAGTATTTGAATCAGATCTTCCTCTGTTTATCTTTTCTAGGAACTCTTTTTTTGTTTTGCAAAAGTAGTGGTTTATTTGTGCTACATTGTCTAGGCCTTTATCATTAAAAGCTCCATAAAACTTTTTGAAGTCTGTGTTTACTATTTCACAATTTGGGTGGTGTACGAACATTTTTGTACATGCTTTTGTTTTAATTATGGATTTTACATAAGAATTAATTGCTTTCTGCCTCATTGTAAATCTTTTTAAAAGGCTATATTCGTTTGTGGGTTCTGGCTGTTTGTTATCTCCAAACAGTACCCAATTAATTCCTATACCATCATATTCTGCGTAATCGGCTATGAAATCTTTAATATTTTTATGTTTTTTCAATACTAAGAATTCATCTACATCGAAGAAAGCCGTCCATTCGTATTTTGATCCGTAATTTTTGAGAAAATTATTGTAGCTTTCGAGTTGTTTAGTTTTTCCATCAAATTTTATTTTTGTAACGTAATCTTTTTCTATCTTTGTTCGCCAATCATTTTGATATACAAATATGTGATCGAATCCTAATTTTTTGTTATAAAGCAACCATTCTTCTATGTAGTTTTCTTCGTTTTTGGCAATGCATACTAAGGCTACTTTATTTTTTTGCATAATAAAAAAACCAAGGTGCGGTTTTTAATCGCACCTTGGCCTCAATTTTTAGTTAGAATAATCTGTGTGAACATACTGTAACAGCAGGAACATAAGCTCCTGATTTACCACTGCAAATTCCTAAAGCTTGTTGTAGTCTGCTGCATTTTGGATAGAAGTACTTCCACTTTCTGCAGGAGCATTTAGAATTTGTCAAGCAGCCCATTCCGGTTGATCCACATGTTTGACCGCAAGTCTTAACAACAGGTGTTTGTCCGCTGACTGTGTCTAAGAACTTTTGGGCCAAATTTGTATACTCTTCTGTTGTAAAAAGAGTTCCATCTTTCTTAGAAACGGTTAAGGCGTACAACTCTGTTCTACCGCTTATTCCTTCGACGGCATGATCGTCATACTGAGTTGACTCATCATAGTAGTGATTTATTCCGTCGCTAGTTCCGGGTACTATTATCAAGTGAGTTGGAGCAGTTTCATTATTCTCTGCTTCGACAGTTTTAACAAATACAGAGTATAAGTTTCCTTTTGATGTTAATGAAAGCACATCCACGGCATAATTGGTTTCGCCATCTGCACCAATATTTCCTGTTATAGAGAATTGACTAACATTTACGCCTGTGGCGACCAAAACAAACATTCCGGGATACATGTTAGTAAAGTAGCTGCTCCCTGCACCAAAATAATCTGTTCCGTCCATTACACTTCCATCAGGATTGCTAGGTAGATAAGCATAACCCATTGAATCTTCAGGATTATCAGCTACGTCAATTGTCATTTGTGTATGTGTCGATGGAATAGATAGATCGCTATCTACATCATCTTCAGTTATACTATTATAAACTTGTGTTAAATCTGTATTATAGAAATTACCATCATCATACATGTCAAAGTTACTATCGTTGATTCCTGTTGTGCGAATCTTGAATGGGCTGCCAAAGCTTGCAACTCCTGATCCATTGAGCTTGGCATAGTATCTCTTTGGCTGTATAAAATAGCCACCAACCCATATTTCGCTAGATGACACAATGCACACATCAAAAATAGAATTGTAGTAATCCCAACCATCAATTTCTTGTTGATAAAAATTTGAATTATCATTATAGAAATCAGTTGGATTTCCAAAAGACGAATCCAAACCACCATTAGCAGTCAATCTGCAAATATAGTTTCTTGTGCTCTCGTCATATGAATTAAAGTCTCCGGCAACGATTAGTTTGTTATCTGGCTGAACCTTAATCTTGGAAACATATGGATAATAAAAACCGTCACCGTCATCTGGGTTACTATAATACTGAAGTGGATAGCGGAGGCTTGGGGCAAAAGTATTATCATACGCTCCAGTGGAGCTTAATCTAGCAATAGAAACTGCGTTATTTGAATCTACTAGATCAAAAATACCGCCAATGATAATTTTATTGTCACTTTGTACGGCCACAGTTTTGACAAAACAATCATAACAGCAAGCATCAACAACAATACTTGGAGCCGTGAAGCCTCCATCTAATGTTCCATCACTATTTAGTTTGGCAATAAAACCTGTGTTGTTGCTGTATCCACCTACTACAATAATTTTTCCTGTTGAATCTACAGCAATATCATAAAGAGCACTAACGTCAAAATTACTTGCTGCAACATTGTTGGTAAATGTTTCATTTAGAGTGCCATCACTATTTAATTTAACTAATCTCGTGTGATCTGCATCTGCATTATAATCAAATCTTCCACAGACTAAAATTGAATCATCTTCTAAAACAAGTACTTTGTTTACAACATTATTACCATTTTCAAATATGTTGCCTACGTTTGTATCAAATGTGGTATCAACGGTTCCATCTGAATTTAATCTTGCAATTCGACGAGAATTTAAGCTCATCCAACCAGAGCCAGAATTATATCTTGTAAACCAACCAGCGGCTATAATTTTGCCAGTTGACTGGACACCAAGTGTATAGATGGTGTCGCCAAACCAAGTTTTTGTAAAGCTTTCATCTGTTACGTTTGAACTGCTTACTTTGGTAACATAGCTAAAGCAGCAATCACCACCATCGTTGATGTCTAAAAAGCCTTCTCCTGCGAGAATCATGTCTCCACTAGTGTGTTTGGCTACAGCCATAACTGCTTGGCCATTACAGTCGCAGTCTAAAGTCACAGATCTTTCGTCTGTAAAGTAGAACAGATCATTTACGGTATCAGTAATCTGGCCATGGCCAGAATTTAGTTTAGAAAGTACGGAATTAATATTTACCAAAGTTAACCTCCTTGATTGAATTGGATGTATTTTATATATTTTTTTAAGTTAAACTTATTTTAATAATTTTACCAATTCCACTTCACTACTATAAAATATGCTTAATAACAATAAAGTAACTGAAAACGTACAACATCTTCTAGACATATTTGAAGAGTCACAATGGAATCATGTTGTCAATTTTGAATACGCTTCTAGTTTTAATATTATGACAAGAAGTGATCTACGAAATTTAAAAATGAAAAAACACTTATGTTCTACTAGAACTTCTGGATCTACCGGTGAGTCTGTTACTGTAGAAAAGACTATTCTTGATCATATTTGGTATATTGCTACAAACATCAGAGAGATTAGATGGAGAAAGTGGGATGTAACAAAGAATATAGCTATAGTAAGACCCGGTCGTGAAAGACAAGATAAGAAGTCTTGGGGTATTCCTAATATCATTAATAAAGAACAAGGCAAGTCATTTGTTAATGGTTACGCCCCAATATCAGAACTTCAATGTTGGTTAGAAGAAAAGAATCCTCATTATTTGCATTGTGCTCCGTCTATAGTTGCCCAGTTAGATTTGTCTAAGATACCTAATTTAATAGATATTAAAGGTACTGGAGAAGCTGGTGGTTCAATGTATTCAAGCGAAGAGTGTGGGACTATATCTATAAGATGTCCTGATAATCCTGATTTTCATCATGTCATGGAAAATCATATAGTAGAAGTGGACTCTGACGGTGGGATAATAATAACTACTACCACTAATCCTTATATTAAAAGATACAAACATGGAGATCATGTAGAACTCGGAGAATGTACATGTGGAAGAAAGCTACAAACCATTAAAAAGATTAATGGAAGAGTAAGAAATATGTTCGTTCTTCCAAATGGCGACAAAAAATGGCCTCTTTTTGGTTCGAGAGATTATTATGAAAGATTCGGAATTAAAAGATACAAGATAGTACAAACTACTTTGCATGATTTAGAAGCCCAAATTATTTCAGATCCTTTAGGGGACAAAGAAGAAGATTTTATTGGCTTGATTAAAGATACTTTAAATTCACCAATAAACGTTAAAATAAAGTATGTAAATGAATTTCCAATGTACAAATTTGAAGAATTTGTTTCTTTAGTGAGTGTTTTTTAATAATTATTGCTTAACAATAATATATAATTAAAAGCATTTTTTAGGAGATTCCATGAAAACATATACCAGTGACCTCACTTCTAAACCAGATTGGCTCGGAACCTATGGTGAAGCAACCGGCAAAACCCTAGATACCGACTTTGGCTTTGGTCCTGATGGTATGTATTTCGTTGGGAGTGCTGGAGAAGAAGCCCCAGTTACTGGATATAGTGTGAGAACTAATTTTAATATACTAGGGCATCAAGCTTGTGAAGTCATTTTCACTGTTAATCATAGCATTTGCTCGGATCAAGGTATATGTTTTTATAATGATGGGCAATCACCAAACTGGAATTGGAATCCAGATTCTTCAAGAATAGCATTTCAAATAAATTGCCCAGTGCCTTTTCTTTACGGAACAAATAAATTTGTAAATAATGATGGTGAGCATTATGGAAATTCCACAGTCCAATCAGGTTCTGAGGTTCTAGGGAATGGCATCTATACCTTTAAGGTCACCTACAACCCAGTAGCCAGAACCGTCACTGCCGTCACCTATGAAGGCGATGACACCTTAGGAACTGTTCTTGACACCATAGTATTGCATGAGAAATTGATGGATGGCGGTTCTTACAGAATTGGATTTGATGCTGACTATGATGAAGGCACGGCGTACTTCAAGGGCGTCATGATCAACATTTATGAAGCAAATGGTGCCTCGGACGACACAGAATTAAATGCACAGCTTGCTGGTCTCAAGACCGGTTATTCTCAAATTACGGATCTTGTTGAGGGTCCATTTTTGTTCTCAGACGACGCTGACATAGACATGGGAGAAGGAAATCCAGATGGAGATGGAGTAGATCCCAACTTCTTTGAATTGGGATTTGGCAGTGCAATATGCATCCAAGATGATGGCAACATTGTGGTTGCTGGATATTCTGGGAACGCTGACTTATCAAAAAGTACTAGAAGAATAGATGTTTCTGGCAAAGAAGACGAATCGTTTAGTCCTCCTGTTTTTAATGCTCCATTAACTAGTGTTGTTCAGATGAGTGATGGAAGATTAGTTGTGGGTGGTTTGTTTACTAGCTTTGAAAGGTTTGACGGGCCATCTAACAGTGGAAGCTGGAGTCCCACCATAGACGGCAACCTAGTAAATATTGGAGGAATGGTTTGCTTAAATCCGGACGGATCAATAAGCAAAAGAGATGGTGGAGATATTGGTTTTGAAGACAGAGCCATAAGTGGCGTCCCCGTATCTGTTTATACCATAAAATTACTAGGCGATGATAGCGTTTTGGTAGGAGGACATTTTACTCATTATGACGATGTAGAATCCCCTTATTTGGCAAAAATAGATAGCGATGGAGTTATAGATGAAGTTTTTGCCGCCAATATTTTAAGCCTAGGTTTGAGTGATTCTGTATCCGCAATTACTGTTGATGATAGTGGAAAAATACTAATTGGGGGCGGATTTACAAAAGGAATCGCTAGGCTCAACGGCGATGGATCTTTGGACAATTCTTTTGATCCGGGAGCTGGTTTCACTGGCAATTTCCAGAATACTGGGGTTTTTGCGATACTTCCATTATCAAGCGGAAAGATATTGGTTGGACATTCCGGCTCAGATTATGACGGGTCATCTTGTAACCGTGGACTGGCAAGATTGAACAGTGACGGATCCTTGGACAACACATACGCCCCGGACCTTTACGGGTCTGATGGATTTGGAGTTGTGCTTGCCATTGCCCAACAACAAGATGGAAAGGTGCTTGTCGGCGGATCTTTTGCAGCATTCGAGGGAGGCAGTCTTAACAAAATAGTCAGATTGAATACTGACGGTTCTTTGGATGAAAGCTTTAGCAACGGATTTGGCTTTACTCCTGCTGGTTACAATTGGGGTCCCGTAACACAGGATATTAAATTAGATTCAGTTGAAAACATATATGTAGCTGGAAGCTTTACTGACTACAACCACGCCGCAAGATTTCATTACGCCAAGTTGAATACAAATGGGGTGCTGCAAGAGTGGAGCGTTCTGCCTGCTTTCAAGCAGATGGGAATAAATGATGGCATGGACGACATGTACGACGGAGCAAATTATTTAAATACTAATCTGACGCTTCCTTATCTTTACATTAAGTGCTATGGAGGCAATAATATTGTCAGCGGCGGCGAGGGAGCTTGTGGGTGTCCCGAACCAGGGGTTATTTGCGGACTCAACACTAACAGCAGCATACCTTCTACTCACACTCAAGCATGGGATGATGATCCAGAACAAGATTTCTATGATCCAGATTTGGATGAGCACAGATATCTTCCTGTTTGCGACAGCCGTGTTATGGTCGGGGATGGATATTTCGGTGAAGGCAGCAGCTACTTCACAGCTATGTTTCCCGGCATGTTCGTGCTTGTGGCAAACAATATCAACATCACGCAGTTTTCAATAACCGGCAATATAGGCACGGATGGAGATGGTGTCGATGCAGTTGATATCTATCCAATAAATGCTGGTGGTAACACTTACACCGCCTATTTTAAAACTAATTATGGTGCTGGTGATCCTTCGATAAACCACATCATAATCGTTGATGGCAATGGAGATGGAATTGATCAGTTTTACGATCCAACTTCTAGAGGTGACGAGCATTGTATCACCGGGCTTGAGGGCAAGACAAAACTCTTTTTTCTTTGTGTGGGCAAGGCCGATGCAGTGGCAATGACAACCGAAGAGGCAAAAGCTATTGCAGCTAAGTTCTTGGAAATAATAGGGCTAGGTACTAATGAGTGCAGCACAGCAACATATGAATTGGATTTGAGTCCAGATAATCCTGATAAGTATCCAAACTATAGGTTTGATGGTGAGGGCAACATGGATACTTCATTAGTGATTGACCCGATAACCGGCAAACGTGTTTCTACCCAAAGAACTGGTTATTTTGAAATTGTTGATAGTTGCGGAAACAGAAAAGTTGTTTCAAACAAAGACGGAGAAAGTTTTGGAGAAGTTCCTAAAACTTGGGCCGATGCACTTGGTTCAATTATAAAAGCTGCCCCAGAAGTCAAAGATATTCGCATACTAATTAATAATAATTATGTTGATTATGTAGAAAATGTTCAAAATAGTTGGTCTGAGGCAAATAACCTTATGGCTTTTATGGACAGTGTCAGTATCTCTTACACAACATTTACAGATGTTAGCGAATCAAGTTTCTCCAGTTTATCTGAAGGATTTTTATTGATACCTGAGATAGAAGAAGAGGATTTAAATCCCGATCTCACCAGTGGAGCTAGATCTGCTATCGCAAGTTTTGTTGCCAATGGCGGAACGCTAATTATGTTTCATCCAAGCAATGGCGATGTGCCAGAAGTGTTAAATGCGGTTTTTGGCTTTAGTTTAGATTCTAACGGTGCAGATGAACCAATCAACTTAACACAGGGTGGGGCAATGCTTTTTCCTGAGGCTAGCTCTACACTCGATGATCTTAGTGCTACGTCATCGATAAACACAAGCACTTTACCACAAGATGCAGTTGTTATTTATCAAGGAGATGGAGAAAATCAATCAGTAGTAACCATGATTCCTTATGGATTTGGCAAGATATATATTCTAGGCTGGGATTGGTACAATGCTCTACCTATTGGCGAAGAAGACGGTGGTTGGAATCCTTTGCTTGAATCAATACTAAAATCTTAAAGGAGAATGAATGTTTAATTTATATGTAGAAACTACAAAGCTTGGAAAATTACGAGAGCTTTTGAATGAGGTAAACTCAAACTACAGAGTAGGCGAAAAAAATGAGCAAGGCTCTGTAACTACTTTAAAATTTAAAAGTCAAGAAGAATTGGATAAAGCAAGCGAAATTTTAAAAAAAATATAAACTTTATAATTAAACTTATAGAGTTTTGCCTTTGTTACCAGGAATCTTCATGCTTGGACGTTCTACGTTTGCTTGTCCTTTAGCGAATTCACCTGGCCCGTAAAGATAAAGATCAGCAGGAATTTTACCGCCTAAAGTTCTTGCTACATTATTGATGTTCTTAGGTAAGTCATCATAAAAATGGATTTCTTCAGGTTGTTCTGGGGCTACTTTATTATATAAAATATTTCCTTTGTCTCCACCTGTTGTTCCGACTATGCCCAAAGATGGTGCTGCTCCTTGTTTGCTTAAAAAGTTATGTATATCTTTTTTGTTAGTTGGCTCTAATTCTTTTCCATGAATTGATTTACCTTTTCCTTCGCCTCTTCTAGCTGTCAAAACCATTGTATCAGCACCAGAAGCGTTAGCTTTTTTAATTTTATCAATAGTTTGTTTAATCGGAACCACAGTATTTTGATTTACTCCGAATGACGCAGTGAAATCTATGAGTACGTTTGGTCCAGTTGGACTTGGTTCGGACATTCCTGTTATAGATTCTTTTCCGGGATAGTTTGTTTGTATTTTTGCTAATCCGCTAGAGCTAACATATGCAGCATATCCCCCTCTAGAAGGAACGGGCTCTACTGATTTACCGTGTGGTCCTTTAATGAGTTCGTTACTCTTCAAACCATTTTGGTTAAGCCATTGTAGGACTTCTTGTTCTGATTTGTGTGCTGCTTGTCCATCATTAAAGAACATGACTATATTCGGGCTATCAGTTACAGCTATGGTATCATCAAAGTCAAAAACATGAGCTTGCTTTTCTGGAGCAGCTTCTTCCCTAATTAGCCATTCCTTGAAATTCATTTTTTGATACCGGCTAAAATCGCCCATTCATTGAGATTAGGACCATTATAATCTGTGTGAGCTACTTGTCTCTGAGGTTGTTGTTGTGGAAACTTTTGAACAGTCTGCTGTTTATTTTGCTGATTTGGTAAATTTGCCCCAACATTAATCTGCCCAGTTCCTGGTGCATTCATATTTGCACCAACATTTTGTTGGTTTGCATTTGGAGTTGCCACAGCATTTCCTGAGTTATTTGGTGTTGCTTGAACATTTGCTCCAACATTTTGATTTGTAGCACCAGCAGCTATTAAAGTATTATTGCTTAGAGGAACATTCCAGTCTATTTCCCCGCTCATTAGTTTTTTTATAACATCATCTATTTCTTGTTTATTTTTGACCACAGGCATATCTACTCTTTCAGGAGCATCTGGGTGTCTATCTGTTGGAAGCTTTTGAGCGTTTCCAATCATAACTTGTTTTCCATTGTCTAAATTGCCTCCACCAAGTTTAGTTAAAGATGCAACAACTTCTTCTGCACTTAAATTTGGCCATTGATCTGTTCCATTTTGAATAAATTGTTCGAGTACTTGCGGAACCGATGCGGCAAATTGTTTAATATCACCTTTTCCTGGATTTCCTGCTCTTCCTTTTGATTTTGTCCAAAGGTTTAACGCAGTTGTCAAATTAGAAGCTGGAAGTCCCACTCTAGCAACTTTAACGGATGCTGAGGGGTCTATGAGTATTCTGGCTGCCCATCTATGATGTCCGTCCATTATGTAATTATCACTTGAAACTATTGCTTCCATATCATTTAGGTCTGGTTTTCCATCTCTTAAAAAACCTAGTGCAAAAGCAACTGCTTTTGAAGGAATTACTTCTTTTTGCATGGGTTTTAAACTACCAACCGCTACAGGGTCATCAATTTTTGCAGTCGGCGCAGCATCCTTGTTTTGATTAGGGGGATCGCTGTCGGCAGTTCCTTGTGTCACAGCTACTTTAGCTAGTTCAGGGGTTATCTTGCTCAAAGGAGCAGGTTTGTTTGTGCCTAGTTCTGCTAGTTCTAAAATGTTCCACATCTGTAAAAAACTTTTCATGATACCTCCAAAAACTTTAACTTATATATTGTTCGACATCTAAATTTATATTTTATAATGTTGCTTAAAATTTTGTTGCAATCTTCGTCAAAACTGTTATGATTGATGTTTTCGTTAGGGGTCAGCAAATGAAATGTATTAGTCTTGGTGGCAGCGATTTAAATGTTTGGTTTGAAAGAGTTCAGTCCAAGTTCTCTCCAGAAGAAACTACGATCTTACATGACACAAGAGAATGCAATGAAGAGGCTAGAAAGTTAATCTGGAATGATTTTCAAAAGAGATCTATCAAAATTGCATCCATAGAAGATGCTTCTGTTGCTCAAGAAATTTATGAAAAGAATACAATTAAAAATTCTGAATTAATTGCAGTGAATATTATTTTTCCTAGTTTGCATGGTAATATAAACTGCAAAATAGGAAATGAATATAAAAATATTCGTTTTTAAAAACTAAATAAAGTATGAAAATACTATTACTTTTAATTTGTCTATTATTTATTGGATGCAAGCCTGTTTGCGAATGTATGAATCCAAATTGTGGTCCTTCATGTCGCAATCAGTGTGATGGTGTCAGATGTGTTCCTGGCGAGCCTTGTTGTGAAAAGTGCATTTGTAAAAAATAGATTTAATTTTCCCATACCACTATGGCTATGTTTTCTTGTGTAGGTATTACTAAACTTGCACCGGGAAATTCGTTTGGAAAATAAGTTGCATATTTCATTCCATCTAATTTCTTTAAGAAAACTCTACAAACAACTTTATTGCCAATACTTAATAGTTTTTTTACTAAATCTAGGCTGGTTAAATTTATAACACCATCGCCAATAAAAGCTTCTGCTTCGTTTGTAATACAAAACCAGTCATTTTTTATGACTGGTTTTGTTTGTTTTATAGGATTGGCATCAACCATAAAGTCACAAAGAGGTTGTAAGTCTTTTGTCATTCCAAGAAGACAAATTGGTCCGTATCCACGAATGTGATGTTTGTATATTTCAATTTCATATTTATTCGGAGCTAAAGGAGGAACAACATTCTGCCAATGAGCTGTGTCCTCTAACATTTTATTTTTAACATGCTCTTCCATACCAATATATAATACAAATAATTTACTTTATTTTTTAGGTAAATAACTTTGTCTTAGATTTAGCCGTTTTACTTTAAAAACAGCCCACCCAGACAATATATAACCATATGAAAAAAATTACTCAATTACCTGCTGCTCAGAGTCTTACTAACGATGACCTGATAATCATTGTAAATGATCCAAATGGCAATCCAACCACACAAAAAGCCACAATTCAGCAAGTAATGGGCTTAATAGGTGACGGTAGTCAGGGCCTACAAGGCATCCAAGGATTTAATGGAGCTCAAGGCACTTCCGGTACTTCTGGTTCTCAAGGTACACAAGGTAGACAAGGAACAACTGGAACAGCAGGTTCACAGGGTACACAAGGAAGGCAAGGCACAACCGGAACAGCGGGTTCACAGGGCACGCAAGGAAGACAAGGCACACAAGGTTTAACAGGAGCAGGAACCCAAGGGATACAAGGTTTTGCTGGAATTGGAACCCAAGGTATACAAGGTTTAACAGGATCAGGCTCTCAAGGCATTCAAGGTTTAACAGGAACTGGAACTCAAGGTGTACAAGGTTTAACAGGAACTGGAACTCAAGGCACACAAGGCAGACAAGGAACACAAGGGTCAACTGGCAGCGGCTCCCAAGGTGTTCAAGGTTTGCAAGGAGCAATTGGAATACAAGGACCATCAAATGGACCACAAGGAGTACAGGGTGTCCAAGGTGGAAGAGGAATTCAGGGATCTCAAGGTACACAAGGAACTAGCATACAAGGTACACAAGGAAGACAAGGTACTACTGGGTCTGGTGCACAAGGCTTACAAGGCTTACAAGGTTTAATAGGCATACAAGGTCCGGCAGATGGACCTCAGGGAACTCAAGGCTTAATAGGTCCGCAAGGAACACAAGGCTTACAAGGTATTCAAGGTCTTCAAGGAAGAACAGGTGATTTCACTACAACCACAGAACTACTCGCAGGTTCAAATGTAACAATTTTGTATGACTCTGTTCAGGATATAATTACTATATCTTCTTCTGGAGATGGAGGTGGAGGTGGAACTGGTTTAGATGGTCCACAAGGTATTCAAGGTTTAGATGGATCCCAAGGTATTCAAGGCATACAAGGTCCATCCAATGGTCCACAAGGAACTCAAGGCTTAACTGGGCAAGGCACACAAGGAATACAAGGAACTCAAGGTGTTGCTGGATCTGGCACTCAAGGTGTCCAAGGTTTAACTGGCATTCAGGGTCCAGCAGATGGTCCACAAGGAACACAAGGTTCACAAGGACTACAAGGTGGTCAAGGAATACAAGGTTTATTAGGAATTGGAGCACAAGGAACGCAAGGTGTACAGGGTCTAATTGGTGTGCAGGGTCCTGCCGATGGTCCCCAAGGAACTCAAGGTTTACAAGGAAGGGATGGATCTCAAGGAATCCAAGGAAGACAAGGAATACAAGGCGGCAGAGGAATTCAAGGATCTCAGGGGCCGCAAGGTCGCCAAGGAACTCAAGGTATACAAGGTTTAATAGGACAAGGCATACAAGGTTTACAAGGTTTAATAGGTATACAAGGTCCAGCCGATGGCCCTCAAGGAACACAAGGCTTACAAGGTTCACAAGGTGGTCAAGGTTTACAGGGTCCAATAGGATCTGGAGCTCAAGGTACTCAAGGTGTTGTTGGTGCTCAAGGTTTAATTGGCACTCAAGGTCTAATTGGTATTCAGGGTCAGGCAATACAGGGATTACAAGGTATTCAAGGTTTAATTGGCTCTCAAGGGCCAGCTGATGGTCCACAAGGAACACAAGGAAATCAGGGCCTACAAGGATTACAAGGTTTATATGGAAATCAAGGTGTTCAAGGTTTAGTTGGAACACAAGGTTTAGTTGGAACACAAGGTTTAACAGGAACCAGTATACAAGGTTCTACCGGATTACAGGGAATTCAAGGAGATCTAGGACTACAAGGAACACAAGGCATACAAGGTCCAGCCGATGGTCCGCAAGGAACACAAGGCTTGCAAGGTGCTCAAGGCTTTACCGGTGCTGGAACTCAAGGTACTCAAGGTACTACCGGAATTGGTGCTCAAGGTGCTCAAGGTATTACTGGTGATGGAACTCAAGGTGTCCAAGGCTTACAAGGTACTCAAGGAATATCAGTTCAAGGATCTCAAGGTTTACAGGGCGTACAAGGCGGAGGAAGCGACTACAAGTTCATATCAGACTTAGTTGTATCACTAGCCAACAACAAAACTTTTGGTAAATACCAAAATGGCGATACTATACCCTCAACAGGTAAAACACCAGCAGAAGTTATTCAGTTAGCAATAATTGAAGCTTTGGAACCAACTGTGTCTTTAACTTCTTCCACTAGTATTGCTTTTAATCAAACTGCAATAAGTAATATTTTAAATTTTAGTTATACAATTAATAGTTTGATTGCTTCTATATCTACTGTATCTTTAGAGTGGAGGAGAGGAAACTCTGGTTCTTGGACTGTACTTTCTTCTTCTACATCTGCATCAGGTTCTTATACTCATAGTTTGACTGATTCTAATTATAACACTTCCCAATTTAATTATAGATATATAGTAACTGATTCTGTGGGTGGAACTAAAACTGCAACTTTGGATTTAACCCCAAGTTCTTATGTGGCTCCTTCTGTTTCTTTAACTACGGCAGGTGTTTCTTTAGGTGTTTGGGAAAGTAATACAAATAGAGAAATAGGAAATGTAAGTACTAATTTAAGTGGCTCTATTACAAGGAATAGTTCTAACGTAGCTTTGTCTAGTTATACTTTACAATACAGTGTAGACAATGGAGCTTGGACAGATATTGGATCATCTGTTTCAATAGGACCTGGAACTTCATCTATATCTTTAACTAACCATAACCCTGTAGCTTCTAATAGTGCATCTTCTATAAGATACAGGGTTAAAGTTGTCGATGCCTATCAGACTTATTTGAGTTCTCAGACTTATTCTTCAACCTACACAATTAATTTTTACTATTTAATATTTTATGGAACATCTTCATCTGGACCTTCTAGTTCTACGCAGGTCAGAGGTCTGGGCAATAAAATGTTTACAACTGGTAGTAATCCATTTAATTTATTAACAGGTACTACAGACACATACTACACAGTAGCGGTTCCAGCAAGTATATCAGTTACAGATGTAGTAGATTTAGATGCTTTAAATGCGAATATAACTAGCAACTATGTCAGTAGTACATTTAACGTAATCGATGCAGGCAGCACAAATAGATCATATAAAGTATATATTATGAGTAATGCAACACCTTATGGAACTTCCCATAGACACCAAATAACAAGAGCATAAAAATATGTCATTAACAACAGGATTACAATTACCTTACGGAGTTCAACCGGTTAACCCGGTTCCTGTAGACTCTTGGTCTGGACCTTATTCGGGCACAGACTCTTCGACTGCAAAAACCGTAGCAAATGCAGCAATACCAAGTGCAATCAGATTTCAGTCTATGGAAGTTAGATTGATAATCAATGGCTCAGCTTATAAATATTGGTATAAAGACGGCATAGCAGATAGTGATTTAGTGGAATTTGCTGGTTCAGGCGGAGGCACTCAAGGCACCCAAGGTACGACCGGTGATGGTTCTCAAGGCATACAAGGAACACAAGGAACACAAGGAACACAAGGATTAACCGGTATTCAAGGTTTTACTGGAACCGGATCTCAAGGTACTCAGGGTGTTACTGGAACTGGAGCTCAAGGTACTCAGGGTATTCAAGGTCTTTATGGACCTCAAGGAACTCAAGGCATACAAGGTACAACTGGTGACTTCTCCACAACAACAGAAATTTTAGCTGGTTCCAATATAAACATATCTTATGATGCATTCCAAGATACAATTACAATATCTTCTCAGGTTGCTCAAGGAATACAAGGTGCCACTGGTGCAGGAACTCAGGGTACACAAGGTACACAAGGTATTACTGGAACTGGTACTCAAGGTACACAAGGTATTACTGGAACTGGTACTCAAGGTACACAAGGTATTACT